AATCCGGGAGGAGGCGGTGGAGGTGCTACGGCTGCCGGAACAAATCCTAACGCTGGAAATGGAGCAGGAAGCACATTTAATCCTGCAAGAGGAGAAGCAAGCGGTTGTCTAACTCACTTCGCTGGAGGCGGCGGAGGAGGAACTGAGACGTCTGGTGGAACAGGCGGACTTGGCGGAGGAGCTAATGGCCCTGGTGGCGCTGGAACGTCTAACACAGGCGGCGGCGGAGGCGGCGGCAGACAGGGAGCATCTGGTGGCGGCGGAGGCCAAGGAATCGTAATGATAAGGTATAAGTTTCAATAATGGCACACTTTGCAAAAATAGATGAGAACAATGTAGTTCTAACAGTTTTAGGTGTAAACGATGAAGATTGTTTAAATTCAGAGGGTGTTGAAGAAGAGGCTATTGGTCAAGCTCATTTAGAAAAACATAATAATTGGCCTGCTCATTTATGGATTCAAACTTCATATAATACACGAATTAATCAACATGCACTAGGAGGAACTCCTTTTAGAGGAAACTATGCTGCTCCAGGTTACACTTGGGATGCAGCTAATGATTGTTTTTGGGAAATTAAACCTCACTCATCTTGGGTCAAAGATATAGCTAATAAAAGATGGAAAGCACCAATAGACGAACCATCAGAAAGTGATGGTTGGCATTTATTTTGGAGTCAAGAAGACCATGAAGCAGATTCAACGAAAGGTTGGAGAGGTCTTAGAGATGATGACACACAAGAGATTAAAACACCTTATAAATGGAACGGCACTGCTTGGGTTAATATCTAAGTATTGATTTCTTTAAAGTTTCATAGTATAAAATCTTTGCATGAGAAAGAATGAAGAAGACGCAGTTATCTATCCATTATTTTCTAGTCCAGTTTATCTTAGAAAAATTAAAGTGGATTTAGAAAAAATATTTTCATTAATAAATAATGATTTTGTTAAATCAGGAGATAAGACCACTGCTAGTGTATCTAACATCACTAAAGCTTCATCTGATAAATTAGTTTTAAATAAATCTAAATGGAAGTTTTTAAAAAAAATCATTGATAATGAAGTAAATCTTTACACAAGTAACATTTTAAAATTTAAAAATAAATTTAAGTTGACTACATCTTGGTTTACAAAAAGTGAGCCAGGAGAAGAATCTAATTTTCATAATCATCAAAATTCTATGCTTAGTGCAGTTTTATATTTACGATCTGAGAAAAACTCTGGTAGTATTACTTTTCATAATTTTTTAGATCAAAGTCTATTTTTCTTAAAAACAAAAGAGTGGACTATTTACAATTCAAGAGCTTGGACATTTGAACCGCTTTCAGGAGAGATATTAATATTTCCTAGTTATCTTTTTCACAAGGTTTGTAGAAATGAATCTAAAATAACTAGATATTCTTTAGCTTGTAATTACATGCCTGTTGGAGATATTTTAGATAAAACAACTGACAATTATTTGCATATAAAATGAAAAAAAAATTATTATCCGAAATAGCTATATATCATGGTCAAGTTAAAATGCCTGAAGGCTGGGACATTAACAGAGAAATACTTGCAAAAGATATGATAGCTAGAGAGCTATTTGATAATACTTTTAGGTTTTCTAAAGAATGGGATAGATTAAACAAGTACATTATAGAATACATGAATGTTAAATATAATATAATTGTAGAAAACAAGGACTCATGGGAAAATATTTTTTCTCCTCATGAAAAACCTAATATAAATTGTGAGTTTAATAATTTTAACATACCTAATTCACCAGACTTTGTTTTACTTTATGGAGTAAAGATACAACCTAAATCTTGTTTTGTAAAAATTTACTATGACAATAATAGAAGAATAGATCGTGTTTGGAACATGCCAATTAATGATAATACTTTTATTATGTTTCCTGGTAATTTAAAATATCAAATATCAGAGAATACAAGTAATAAATTAAACTTAATTAAAACTATAACTTATGAATCTTTTTAATCATTTTTGGTGTTTTAAATCAGCCTTAACTCCAAAGTTTTGTGATGATGTTATAAAACATGCTTTATCTAAAAAAGAAAATATGGGCTTCACTGGACCATACGATAAAAAGAAAAATAAATTATCTAAAGAAGATATAAGCACAATGCATATTAAAAGAAAATCAGACGTTGTGTGGTTGCATGATGAGGCATGGATTTATAAAGAAATTCACCCATACATAAATATAGCAAATGAACAAGCAGGATGGAATTTTGATTGGCATCAATCAGAAGCGTGTCAGTTTACAAAGTATAAAGTAAATCAACATTATGATTGGCATTGTGACTCTTGGCATAAACCTTATGATAGACCTGGAACAAACATACATGGTTTAATTAGAAAACTTTCTGTAACATGTCAACTAACAGACGGATCTGAATATGAAGGTGGTGAGTTACAATTTGATGTTAAAGATTATGAGCCACATATGAGAGATGAAGAAAAACATTTAATTACTGCAAAAGAAATTTTACCAAAGGGAAGTATAATAGTATTTCCTTCTTTTGTTTGGCACAGAGTTCAACCTGTAACGAAAGGAACAAGATATTCATTAGTTCTTTGGAACCTTGGATATCCTTTTAGATAATTATGGAAAAGTTTGTTTATTTTACAACACCTATATGGAAAGGAGAAAAAAAAGAATTTTTAAAATCATTAAATAAATTATCTGATGAATATATTAAAAAGGCTAGAAAAAGAAATAAAGACTTAATTAAACAAACTAAAGATTTTGGAATTACGCATAACTCAGATGCATTGTTAGCAGATAATAATTTTAGAGACTTTCATAATTACATAGGTCAAAAATGTTGGGAGTTTTTAGATTGGTCCGGATTTGATATGAGTAAGTATAAAACTTTTTTAGAACAAAGTTGGGTTCAAGAGTTTGCTAAAAACGGTGGTGGTCATCATGGAGCACATATACATTGGAATACACATGTTAATGCTTTTTATTTTTTAAAATGTGGAGAGAATACGTCTTATCCTCTTTTTCATGATCCAAGAGCAGGAGCTAGAACTACTAAACTTTATCAACAAGAAAATGTTGGCATGACTCCAGCTACAGAAGTTATACATATAAAACCTAGTCCAGGTGATTTAATTATATTTCCAGGATATCTAGAACATGAGTTTGCAGTTGACCACGGCAAACAACCATTTAGATTTATACATGTGTGTATGACAGCAGTCTTAAAAGGAATGGCAAAACAATAATGAACATAGAAGTAATACATCCCGCTAATGTTGGTTGGTTAAAAGCTAAATTAGATAACAAAGCGATAAAAATTTTAGATAAATATATTTCTAAAAGTAAAATAAATTTTAAACCACATTTAGTTGGACACGTAAAATCCTCTTTAACTTTAATAGATGAAGATAATTATTTTTTTAATACTGTTTTAACACCTTTAATAGAAGAGTATGTAAAACAATTTGGTAAAGATTTTGTTCACAGACAACTAACAAACGATCATAGTTTTGTTTTAGATCAGATGTGGGTAAACTTTCAAAACAAACATGAGTTTAATCCTGTTCATGATCATCCTGGTATATTCTCTTTTGTTGTTTGGAAAGAGATACCATATTCAATAAAAAAAGAACACAGTCTAGATATTTTTAAAGATGTTAATGAAAAATTATCAGGATGTTTTGAATTTTTTTATACAGATACTTTAGGTAAAATAAGAAGTCACATATACAAAGCAGATAAAAAGTTTAATAATTTTATATTACTTTTTCCATCAATGATGAGTCATGCTGTATATCCATTCTACACCTCTAACAAAAAAAGAATAAGTATATCTGGTAACATTAAATTAGATTCAAAAAAGATAGTTAATTGTGTTTATGATTAAATATAAGATAATAGATAATTTTTTAGAGAAAGAAGAGTTTGATAAATTAAAAAACTTTATGTTTGGTAGAGATATTGTTTGGTTTTATACAGATACGTTAAACTATGAACAAGATAATAAGTCTCTCCATACATATCTAGAACATCATTTTTTTAATTTAAAACAACCCGGAGTAGTTTCACCTTTTCTAGATAGGGTCAATCCTTTGTTAGAAAAAATAAAATGGAAATCAATAATGAGAGTAAAAGGTAATCTGTATCCTAGGACAAATAAAATAGAAATTCATTCTCAACACAGAGACTACCCTTTCTCTCACAAAGGTTGTTTATTTTCTTTAAATACGTGTGACGGCGCAACAGTGTTAAAAGATGGAACAAAAATAGACTCTATAGAAAATAGAATGTTATTTTTTAACCCATATTATTTACACTCAAGCACCTCCACTACAAATTCAAAAGCAAGAATGAATATTAATATTAATTATTTTTAACATGTACAAAGATTTTTTGATTATAGATAATTGGTATAATAAAAAAGAATTAAATTATATTTATAAGGAGTTAGATTTTCTATCTTTAAAAATGTTAAACTCAGAGCAAGTTGAAGGGCCAGCTTTAGATCAAAACAATAAATCTAAATTAAAAGGTTTTAGAATATACCCTCATGATATTTATTCAGAAAAAGGAGTTGAGTATTCTCCTATTCTACAGTCTCTTAATAAATTTAAAAATAAAAACTTTCACAAAAAAGTAGAAAAAACATTTAAAAATACGGGCACAGCTTTGTCTGAACAATTTATGGGAACAAATTGTTCTCATACGTTTATTAATTATTATGAAAACGATAATTTTTATAAAGAACATTTTGATGCTTTTCAATTTACTGCGTTAATTTTTATTTTTAAACAACCTAAATCATTTATTGGAGGTGATCTACATTTTACAAGAATAAATAAAAAAGTAGAATGTAAAAATAATAGATTGGTTTTATTTCCGTCTTTTTATTATCATGCAACAAAAGAACTTAAATCTAAATTAAATGAAGGTAGATATTCAATAGCTACTTTTTTTTCAACAAGAGCATAAATATGAGTTTTAAAAAAGATAAATTTTGTGTAATTAAAAAAGCTGTTTCAAAAGAACTAGTAGAATTTCTATTTAATTATTTTATAATACAAAAACAAGTTTATGATACATGTATTCAAACAAGATATTTTTCACCTTTTGAAACAATACTAGGTTATTACGAAGGTAAAAATGATCAGATACCCAACACATATTCTCAATATTCTAATATAGCTTTCGAAACATTATTACTTAAACTTCAACCTCTTATGGAAAAAGAAACTAATTTAAAATTAAACCCTGCTTACACTTATGCAAGAGTATATAAAAAAGGTGATGTTCTTAAAAAACATAAAGATAGAATTAGCTGTGAGATATCTACAACTATAAATTTAGGTGGTGATAAATGGCCTATATATTTAAAAAATTCTAATAAAGAGTTTAAAGTAGATTTATCTCCTGGAGACATGTTAATCTATAGGGGTTGTGAATTAGAACATTGGAGAAACGCTTTTAAGGGAAAAGAATGTGCACAAGTTTTTCTTCATTATACAAATGCTAAAAATAAAAAGATGTTTGATGGTAGAAAACACTTGGGTCTACCTAATTATTTTAAAGATAAAAATGGACTTTAAAAAATGTCTAACTAATATTGAATATCCAAAGAAAAAAGAAACTTGGGATATAGCCGGAACTATAAAAGGCACAAATGGTTTTTTTAAATTTGATACCCGACCTACTAGAAATATAAAAGGAGAGATGGCTAAAGAGAGCGGCTATGACACCAAAGCAGATAAGATGGTTTTCGAGGGTAAAGATCAATGGATTATTGTTGATGTAGAGGAGTTGTTGGAATATTTAAAAGAAAAAAAGGTCAAAAAAGTTTATTTACAGAATTTGCTATCCAAGTTAGATTGGAATATAATACTACCAAAAAACTAAAAACTATATATAAGTAGGGGTTATGCTACAGAAAATAGGATTTCAACCAGGATTTAATAAACAAATTACAGAAACTACAGCTGAAGGACAATGGGTTGATGGTGATAATGTAAGATTTAGATATGGCACACCTGAAAAGATAGGTGGCTGGAGACAATTAGGTGATAACAAATTAACCGGTGCAGCCAGAGCTTTATTTCACCTAGTCAATAAAGAGGGTATTAAATATTCAATTATAGGAACTAACAGAATTTTGTATGCTTATACAGGTGGTGTGTTTTATGATATACATCCTATAAGAGCAACTGTAACTTTAACTAACGCTTTTACAACTACTAATGGATCAGCTGAAGTTACGATTACCTATCCAACTCCTCACAATTTAAATGCAAATGACATTGTGCTTTTAGATAATTTTACCACAATAACTGGATCTAATTTTGGTGCGTCTGATTTTGACGATAAAAAATTTATGGTTACTTCTGTTACGGCACTTACAATAACAATTACAATGCCATCAAATGAAACTGGATCAGGAGCTACAACCT